CAGGGGCCGAAGCCCAATAAGCCAAGGCCATAGACCCATATGGAAATCATGGAGCAACCCGCAGTCGCGGATTCCGAAGTTGCGGTAGACCCGCAGATCGTCAAAGAGGAAGCATTCGACCCGTCAGCCGATGAGCCGCAAACAGCGGTGGAAAGCGACGAGGACGATTACGAAGTCGGAGACGATAAGTATCGGGTGCCCAAGGCGCTCAAGGCACACATAGACGAGTTGAAGGCGGGCAATCTTCGTAACGAGGATTACACGGTCAAGACTCAGACGGTGGCCGAGCAGCGCAAGGCACTCGAAGCCGAGCGACAAGAATTTGTCCAACGGCAGCAGTTTCAGCAGCAGCACCTTGAGAAGCTGTCCGAAGTGAAGTCCATTGACCGGCAACTGGAGCAATACCAGCGGCTCGATTGGAACGCACTAACGGACGCCGACCCGGTGCAGGCGTTGAAGCTGGACCGCCAGATGCGCGAACTGCAAACGCAGCGCGAGGCATCGGTGCGGGAAATCAACGAGTCAGTGTCGAAGTCCACTCTTGAGCAGCAACAGGCAACTGCACGGCAGCTACAGGAGGCGAGGGCGGCACTGGCGCGGGATATCAAGGGTTTTGGCACTCTAGAAGTCACCAAGGCCTTGACGGAAACAGGCAAAGCATTCGGCTACAAGCCCGAGGAGTTGGCGAACGTCAACGACCCCCGCGCCATCAAGCTGCTGCACGAAGCCATGTTGTACCGAAAGCTGGTCGCGGAAAAGCAAAAACCCGCTGCGCCCGATGTGAAACCAATCACCAGGGTGGGCGGTGGCTCTGCGACGGCACAGAAATCAATAGGCGATGCAGAACTGTCGGACGCGGAATACATCCGCATGCGGCGGGAATACATCAGGAAAAACCGTTAACGCCGAGAGGCGCTGCGAAAGGTAAATCATGGCTAATAGCTTGACCGTGCTGGACATGGTAGCGAAAGAATCGCTCCGTCTGGCTCATGAAAAGGCAACCTTCATCTCGACCATTGATCGTTCTTACGACGATCAGTACAAGACGAAGGGTTGGAAAACGGGTTCGGCCCTGCGCGTTGCGATGCCGAACGCATACACACGCCGGCAGGGGTCGCGGGTGATGGACGTTCAGGACACCACCGAGCTGACGCAAACGGTGACGATGGCAACGCAGGACGGGGTTGATCTCCAGTTCAACAGCGCCGAATTGACGCTCAATACGTCAAGCCCGAGCGAAGTCGATGCGTTCTCTCGGCGTTACCTTGAACCGGCCATGAGCGTGCTCATTTCCGGCATCGAGGCAGATGTGCTGGCGACCGCCACGAAGGACACCTACAACCAGGTCGGCACCGCCGGCACGGTCGTCGGCAGTTCGTCTGGTGATATCAGCGCGCTTTATAACGCCCGCGCGAAGCTCAATCAGTTCCTGGCACCGATGGACAACCAGCGGTCGGTGCAGTTGGACTCGCGCACGATGGCGGCAATCGCCAACGGCAACAAGTCGATCTTCCATCCTGACAGGCAGGTGTCGAAGGCGTTTGCAGAGGGTTACTACGGGCGCATCGGCGGGTTCGATATGTACGAAAACGAACGGACGTATTCGCACACCGTTGGCTCCGATGTGACGGTGGCAACTTCGTCTAGCTCGGGCACGACCGACGGCGGCACGACGATCACGATGAACAGCACCGATGGAAACATCAATGCTGGCGATGTGTTCACCCTGCCGAAGGTGTTTGCGGTCCACCCCGAGACGAAGGCCAGCACCGGGCAGCTCATGCAGTTTGTCGCCACCGCGGCGTCTACCGGCGCGATCACGGTGTCCCCGACGATCTACTGGTCCGGCCCGCGTCAGAACGTCTGCAATGCCACTGGCGGCGCAAGCGTTGTCGCGGACTTCGACTCGGAGACGATGACGTTCACCGGCACAGCGGCTACTGCCTACAAGCAGTCTCTTGCGTATCACCGCGATTTTGCGACATTCGTCACTGCTGATCTGCCGCTCATGGACGATTCCCACAAGTGCGTCCGCAAGACGATGGACGGCCTCTCGCTCCGCGTGTGGATGGCGAGCGATATCGTGAATGACCGCCTGCTGTGCCGCTTGGACATTCTGTACGGCTTCAAGACGCTGCGCCCCGAGTGGGCCTGCCGTCTGACCAACTAACCAAAGAAAGGAAGCATCATGGCTGCACAAGACTATCAGCAAGTGACCGACGGCGCGCCCGCAGGGGCGCAAGTCGGCAAATCGGCAACTGAAAAGGTCGGTTTCTTCGGGGCGACTCCGGTCGTCAAACCTAGCGTCACCTGGCCGAACACCGGCACGGCGACGACGACTCTGAACGAGACGAAGGTCAACCGCATCATGGCGGCTCTGGTCACGCTCGGGCTGATCGTTACGACCTAACGGAACGGAGGGGGCGCAAGTCCCCTCCCTCTCTTTTGAGCAATCTATTCTTTGACGAAGGCCCGCCAGCAGCGGGGCAAAAGGTTCTACTGGCAACGACCAGTTACGACACGCCGAGCGCGGCGTACACATTTTCAATTGCACGCAGTCGTCAAGCCCTGACAGATGCGGGCATTCAGTCGGCATATCTGCTCCTGCAGGGCAATTGCCATGTCGATGACGCACGCAATGCCGTCGTGCGCGACTTCCTCGAATCGGACTGCACCGAACTGGTGTTCCTCGACGCGGATGTTGATTGGGAGCCGAAGCACTTGGTGCAACTGTGCGGGCGCGACCTTGATCTGGTGGGCGGGGTGTACCCGTACCGCAGGGAGGGTGGCGAGACGATGCCGGTACGCATGAAGGACGACGCAAAGGTTCACGATGGCCTGTTGGAGGTCGAGGGGCTACCGACCGGCTTTATGAAGATCAAGCGGCACGTTCTGGAGCGGATCGCCGCGCAGTCCCCGAAGTATTGGGACAAGATTTATCTGACCGCACTGGTTTTTGACCGGCCTGACCCCGATGAGCATGGCACACGGTGGGGCGGCGACATAGCGTTCTGCAACAAGTGGCAGGCAATGGGCGGGAGGCTCTTTGCCGACGCGGAACTGCGACTCGGGCACACGGCGCAGATCGTGGTGCGCGACAGTCTGGGGGCGCACTTGCGGCGCATTACTGGCACCGCATTGCAGACGGTGGTCCCCCGCCTTCGGGATGGCGTGGCGACAGAGGACGACTACAACGAGATCGCCAAGTATTACGGCAACAACTACGCCGCCGATCCGGGGATGCTTGCGCTGTGCGCTGGCGTAGCGATCAAGTGCAGGGGGCCGATCATCGAAACGGGGTCGGGCCTGTCGAGTGTTGTGCTTGGGGCGTCGAGTTCGGACAAGGTGTATTCGCTGGAGCATTTGCCCAACTACGCGGCGCAGACGGTTGCGCTGCTGGAAGAAGCGGGCGTATCGAATGTCGGCGTGTGTTACGCGCCGCTCAAGGACTTCTGGTACGACCTGGACAAGTTCGACTTGCCAAACAAATTCGCGCTCGGTTTCTGCGACGGCCCGCCCAGGCTGTACGGGACGCGGATGCAGTTCTTCGAACACATCGCCCCACGGTGTCAGGCGATTGTCGTGGACGACATAAAGACAGACAACAACTACGCCAAGAAAGTCCACGAATGGGCTGCGGCAAACGGGCGCGACGTTCAAATCCTTGGGCGTGGTGCGTTGATCCTGAAAACTGAAAGGTAGATCATGGCTTATTTTCGTCTCTTTGTTCCCAAGCAAGCGGTCGGCGCTAACCTCGTCTACTTCGACCTGTTCAACGCGGCGGGCACCGGGGAATCGCTGTTCGTCAAGTCCGTGCGCCCCGTCGTTTCCGGCGCGGCGGCGGTAACGGGTGTTCTCGGGGTCGATCTGCTCCTGACGCGGACAACCGCTGTCGGCACGGGTGGAACGGCGGCGACCGCAGAGGGCGCGGACACGACGGCATGCACGATCAGCTCCAATGCCTCCGGCGTGGCGCTGCACGCCTCGATCACGGCACGGCTGACCCCATCCGGCGGCGCAACTGCCGGCGCGGTGATCGCCTGGGACACGGTGTTCACTGAGGAAACGACGGGCACCTATGCCAGTTCGCTCAGTCTGGTGGACCGCGATCTGCCGGTCATCGTGCATCCCGGCTCGGGCATCCGGGTCGTGCAAGGGGCCGTCGCATCGGTCGGGAACATCGGCTTTAACGTGACGTTCCAATTCGGGCGGTAATCGTGGCAATCGCCTACTACAAGCCGGGTAGGGAGACGCCCCAATACGCCTACACCACGGCAGACCAGACGTATCTGGAGCTGCACGGCTGGAAGCGCCGACCATCCATTGCTGCGCTGCTGCAACCAAAGCCGCAGGAAAAACCCCGGCGCGGGCGACCCCGTAAATTGGAAATAGCATGAGCATTACGACCTATGCCGAACTGGTGACGGCCCTGGACGGGCAGGGCGGCTATCTGCACCGCACCGACCTGACGGCGAAGATTCCCGACTTCATTCGCATGTGCGAGTCGAAGATCAACCGCAAGCTGTCGCTGCTGCAGCAGGAAGCGGAATCGACGCTTACGGCGACGGTCGGATCGCGCACGATGGCGGTTCCTACGCGCTTTAGCACGCCCGTTGCGCTGTGGCTCACGACCTACCTGCCGCGCATTGAAATGATGTATTGCAACGCCGAGTCGCTGCCGGTGACTACGTGGAACAGCGCCAGCAGCTATTACGCGGTCGATGGGGCGACGATTGCCACAGAAAACCCCGCAGATCAGGCATACACCTACACCCTGCGCTATCTCGCTTCTTTTGATCTCGCCACCACGCTGACGAACACGGTTCTCGACAGCTATCCCGACATTTACCTGTATGGGACATTGGTCGCGTCCGCACC